AATACGGCAGGATTCGTACTATAGTTCTCTTTTAGCAGTCGTATTTCGTCTTCAGTCCATGGAGATCTACTTACGAAACCATGCTTAGCTTTTATCTCTTGTATAAAAGAGACAGGTACGTTAAGCTTTTTCGCTAACTGAGTGTTAGTCATTTTTTTGTAGTGATCTCTTACGTAATTGATAATTTTAACGCGTTTTACGTTGTTGCTCATAGAAACCTCCTCTTTTCGGAGTTCAAGAACAAAGTCTGTAGACCGCTCGTCAGACCGTACTGGTTTCCAGTACGCGAGATACGGTACGGCGTTAGCTTATTAGCCTTCACCGTAGAAGCCGCCTTTTTCCTCTGTATGTTACCATACAGGGTCGCGAACTTCACGAGTAACCGAAAAAGAAATACCTTGCGCGTTGCCCAGAAGGTATGTTCCGATAATCAGATTGATGTCTGCTCCGCCAAACGACGTATAGCTCCTTGCTACGTCGCTGACGTTTTGGTCGATTCCAAGTCCTCCGAAGTTATTGGCCATGGTGACACCTCCTTTTCTAAAGTTGATACACGAAGACGGCCTTATGCCATCTTCATCTCTATTATAACAAAAAGCGCAGGGATTAGCAACCCCTGCGCTTACATTGATTATTAGTAATCCTAAATCTATCTTAGCCAGCTGTTACTTTTATATTTATCGTTATAGTTCTGATCTCAAATGCCGGTACTATCGTAAGATCTATATCAAGTTCGCCAAGTATTACCTTATTAGAATCCGTCCTCACAACTGCATATGCTCTACTCACGACACCTGCATTAACAACATTTGCTAGATATTTGTCAATCTGCTGCTGTAACGAAGTTCTTACTGCTTCAGTATTCTTACTACCGAGATATCTCTGAGCAAGATTTCTTATGCCGTTTGAAACTTCGAACACTTCCATAAGCGTAGACAACATAGAGTAGTCTGATCCGTATGGAGCAAGAGTTGGATCCGCTGCTATTCTAAATCCGAAGTTCGGTAAGAACTTTACTACTGTATACCTCTTCTCAGCAAGTTTAGTAAGCTGTTCATTTGTAAAGAGATATCTCATGCCCTGTACTTTCAATCTCTGATTAATAGGAGTCTCATTAGGCTTCAGAGACATAAGTATTCCAGTATAGATAGCTTCGCCAGTTGTACTATATGGAACTGTTGATACGGGATAGTTTACTATAGGCTCAAATGCTGTTACCACCAGATGTTTTGTCTTATAGTCACCAGTTGCAGCCATGACATTTGCGGGCCTAGTAGGATCGCTATATTTAACCTCCACGAGTCTTTCATAGTATTCATTAATTGATTTTGCGGTGAGGTTTCCTGTTAACGGTCTTAGAGCCATCACTCCTATTGTTTCGGATACATTTTGAGAAAGATTATATAAATATTCGGCAAACAGTTTATGTATACCTGCATTTTTGTATTCTTCAACGCCAGTATACTCGTTAAACACCTTTACATAATCGTCAAAATATGCACCAGTTAGAGTAACGATATCAGCTGGAAAGTTCACAAGTGATTCAAACGTTTTCTGCAATTCTCTATACATAGTTTCTGTAGAGAGATTTGTTCCATTAGATCCGCCAGAAAGTGACATAGCACTTGTAAGGTCCATTTCCTCAGGTTCATATGTATATTCTAGTCCTAACCACATTGGGAACTTCAGAACACTAGTAGTATGTGTAACATAATAACAATCCTGTGCATCTGGAATCTCAGGCGGTTTTCTTGTAACTGGAGGTCTATCTCTGTCTGCATATCCTCCTCTCATTAGTGCAGCAGTAGATGCTACCCTACTACCACTATCAGCATATGGATGACTTTCCGCTTCCAGGTAATCGGACAAACCTGTAGATTCTACAACCCTGAGCGTAATTCCGTGACATATAAGTTCAGTATATGTAGTATCCTTATATGGGTCTACGTTATAGAATCCTGGTTGCATAAACGTATTGATAAATCTTAATTTTCCGGATTTGGGATCAGCCAATTCAACATCGGATCCTACCTCATATTCACGTTTATATGAATATGTTATGGTTATAGGGGATGGAAGCGGATCGCCAAAATATATAGTATTCCCTGCCACAAAGTATTTCGTAAAGTCGTCTGCGTTTTTAACCGCTCCAATGCTATCTACCTTAGTCAGAACGCCAACAACTGTATCTATATCAATGTATATTTCATCTCCATCTTCAAGATGATTCTTAACAAAAGACTCAAATGTTATTGTAAGTTTACGTTCGTTATAGTCCCAGGATAGAGAATATATACTTGTTCTGTCATCTATTCCCAGAAGATCGTTAATTGGCTGGAATGTATCTCCTCTCTTTACGTAAACTATTACGAGGTCCTTCGAATTATCATATACATAATCTACGTGTGATTTATACCAATCAGGCATATTTACGCCAGATACATAATCTCCAAGCCAATCATTAGAACCTGTTTCGGAAACATTAGGAGGAAGGTAGAGATCCATTTCCATAGTTCCGGAGAATGTATCCGCATCAGACACTACACCTACATATTTCCTTCTTATAATCTGCCTAAATTCACTATATTGTTTATGTGTTGCATCCGTAAGGTCTGCGTCAAGAGGCAGAATAGGATTAACTGTAGTATCGAGAGCAATAACCGGACCTAATACCTGGAAACTACTGGCTCCTTCCCCGTCTATTAACTGGTTCGCTATTGCTAATTCATATACCCTACTAAGAGTCCTTATTTTGTCTAGAGCGGTAGCTGGAGCCTTTTTACTCCTACCATCATAAGGATCTCTCGTATTATCTATAACTCCATTCGTATAAGGTAAACCGCTCAGAGTTATGGTTACTATACCCTCAGATGTATCATATGCATCGACTAATGATGTCATACCCTGAGTGAGGTCTATCTCGTAGTATGCTTCTAAGTTTGGAACTGTAGCTCTTATAATAGTGTTAAGATTGCTATCATTGTTAATTGCATCTGCCAATTCTACTGCGCTGTGTACGTCAGCAGATGTATCAGGATTTGGGCTATATGTATACACAGATTCTACACCAGTTTTTGGATTGTAGATGACGATTGACAACCTGTTGTTTACTATGGCTGTTTTAATAGTAACATTATTGTATATCTCTCCAGGCACGAGAGCTTCCAATTTCAATGCGTACATTCCGCTTGTAGGAGCCTCCTTTCCTGTTCCAGTAGATTTCTCGTCTATCTGTAACGTAGCATAGGCTCCTCCTCCAATTCTAACTGCTCTTACGTCAGGTCTTACTCCATTTGTGGAATAGAATACCTCATAGATAGCTTTTACTAGCGTCCCATCATTTGGAGATCCAAATATCTCCCTCGCGTCCTTTAAATCATTTATACGCACTGGAGTGTTTACAGGTCCATCTGCTGCAGTTCCTATAATAAGAACAGAACGCGTATCATATGGAACGTTCCTAGTTGCGTTTAAGTTGTAGTCCTGGATTTTTGTTTTAATTTCCATATTTACCTCCTCTTAGCTCAGTTATCATAACTACCATAGTATGTATTTACTACTATTCTCTCAATGATAGGTGCTGTATTAAATGTTAACTGTTGTACCCTTATAGCATAAGAAACTACATAATTATTTATTCCTTGTGCACTATATAACTCAGATCTTGGTTGTTCCGCTTCCCAGTATGCTATTCTAACAATTCCATTTTTCATAAATACAGGAGTATATATATGCATCAGTCTCTCGAAATCTCTAACCAAGTTCTGTAATTCTTCGTTCTTCTCTGCCCATATTTCGAAGTAAGTAAGTACATCGAAATGTTGTATACTTACTTGTATAACTCCACTAATCGTTCTGCCATAATATTCTATAGTAGCTGGAACTACATCAAATTCCTTTGGTCTTAGCTCAGAAATTTCAGAAAAGAATCTAGAACCAGATGAAGGCTGTTTTCTATACACCCTATACGTAATAACTGGCTTAAATATACCCATTGATGGCTGTTGGTTAGTCAATTCTGCAGGATCCATATGTAATCTTCTTCGTAAATATTCAGGATAAATTTGCGTATACTCTACTCTATCTCCCAAATGTGCACTTACTACTTCTCCGACCATTCTGAAAAAATCCCATTCGTCAGCTATTCCAGATAGTCTCGTACGATTTATCTCGTAACACTGATTAACAAGTCCAGATAGTATATATCTATCCATTAAAACCGTACTCATTACTTCTTCCCCTTAACGTATACTGCATAGTATTCTACTCTTCCAAGATCTGCTCTCATAGGTACTACCAATGTCACATCGTATCTCTCTTTATAATCTCGTACTGGGTCTATATTTTCTGGCTTATCTCCGTAACTTTTCTCCTCAACTAACGTAAAAATAATATCTTTCTCTGTTATATGCACGTCATTTGGTATATAAAAAATCGGTTGTGGAGTTAATAGATTTGCAGGTATTTCCTCTTCCAAATCACCTCTACCAGAATGCATTCCATAGTATGTGAACCTTGCCAACGTTAAGATATCAATATATTTATATTCAGTTCCAACAGTAGACTCGTTATAATACTCATCATAAGCATCTGACGGTATTCCTAGGGAATGTCTTACTATTACCCATTGTCCATATTTCTCTAACAACTGCTTAAACTCGGAACGGAGGTCTATCCTATTACCTCCTATGGAGTAGAATGACTTGTTATATCTATCAAAGCTATGGTATCTACTCAATATTCCTCACCTTCTATTCTTCTGGCATGATACGTCCAATTCGTACGTTGTTTCCTAAATCCTCCTGTATGCCTATATCCTCTATCCGGCCATACTTGCCATGGTGCTCTTGGATCATTTTTTGAAATGATAGGTGCTCTCACGAACTTATCTATCTTCATTGCTACTAGAGCACCAGTCCAACATTCTTCAAACTTATCTAATAATGGTAATAATGCTCTAGGATCTACATCTACTGTTACCTCAAAATCGCCAAGTCGTTTCCTTCCCTGCCCAAAGCTTCTGCCAAGCGCAATATTTCTTAAAATATCATACTTTACTCTACATATAATATACTGTTTCTGCTTTTCATTAAGATGTATATTGTAATAAGTAATTATTCCGCTAGTAGTTGGTAGTGGTATAATATTCTTATCTGCTGCGTCCAACGAATCCTCAACTATTACTCTATATATTGAATCCATATCTATGTTTGGGACGGCTTCACTTATTTCCATTAATATCAGCATTGGGTCAACATATAAAGGAGAGTATAATGTAGTAAAGGACATCTTGAACTCATATGTAAGTGTTCCATAATTCTCTCCAGCGATACCTCCTCTGCTCACTACTACTGTATATTCGTAATTTGGTAATACATCTTCGTCCCTCAATACTATCTTGATTGCTTTTAAATATCCTACGTATTCTATTTCTAATGGAGTTATTATCTCAATAGAAGACGAAAGAATGTGTGACCTGTATACTACTATTGCGTCATATAATAAATCCGATACATTTCCGTAATAATCATTTCCTAGTACAGCACCGTTAAAGTAAGCTCCTACATACTCAGACGCTAGATCATCATTAAGGTAAAGAAAAATACTGTTGTTAAAATCTTTTTTAAGGTCTATGTTAAATGCTCCATCTTCTGGCGCGCTTCCTATGATTTTGAAAGTAGTTGTTTCTGTCTCTTCTATATATTCTTCAGGAGTTACTATTGCTTCTTCTTGTTCTTCCTCTTCTTGCTCTTCATATTCTTCCGTTCTAAAGTACAAATAGTAAGACGGATATAATACATCGCCATCTGTACTCTTAATTGCTACGTCGTCTGCTACAGGTAACGAGAAGTTAGCAGTACCTACTAGCGTTAATATATATGTCTTTCCATATTCTAAGAATGATTTAGGAGTAACTTCTAATGTTAATTCTTCTCTATTGTAATTACGTTCTATTGGAATGTGTATATCATCACGATCTTCTCTTAAGTAGACAGTAAAGTCGTTAATAGATTCTAGTTTCACGTCCTTACTGAACGTAACATATATTGTTCCGCTTATCGGAAAGTTAGCGGAGTAGTTTTTTGGATCTGTAGCCTTTACGCTAAAAAATGCCATGTTATTTTATAATAATTTCTTCAACTCTTTCAACTACAACTTCGCCGGATTTGCCACTCATTAGTACGTTTAATCTCGACTGTAAAGCCTTTAGTATAGATTTCCTTCTCTTTCCTTTGAACTCCAAGTCAACCATTTCCTTTAATAAATCTACGTCGTTCAACGTTTTTACCACATTTCTTACTTCATCTGATCTAAGTTTGCTAAGGAGTTCTTCTGCAAGGGAAGAGGTATCCTTACGCTTATGCATATTTCTATGTTGTTCTTCATGATTATTTTTATTAGTAGTTTTGGGGTCGCTCTGTAACTTTAGTAATCCTAACTCTTGTTCTATCCCAGGAATAAGCTTTCTTACATCATCATACGGAGCTGTAACATTCTCAATTACGTTCTTACCTCCTGGAGTAAAACCAAGCAATACCCCGCGCCTTATTGCATTTTTGACTATTTCGAAATCATTCTTGGATTCTGGATCAAGTATCTCGTATATCTTACCCGCCATTGCGTTTAAGAATACACCACTCTTCTCATCGTTAAAAAATACGGAGTTATTTGTATTTAAAACAATAACACGGACTTCTTTGCCGTTTATTGTTAACCCCACGTAACCTCCTTGTTTATTGTGGTTGGCCGAGGGCTATTGATAGCCCTCGGCCTCACGAATATATCAGTTATGAGACTAATGTTACACCTGAAATAGGAGCAAGTGTAACACTATTAACATTATCAAAGTTGTAGTGTTTGGTGAGGACAACATTCCTTGCTACTGTAACGCCCTTGCCCTGTTCAAGAATTGCAAACCCATAAATCTCTCCGATCTTAAGATTCCTGATATCTCTCTTAGGATCATCAAACTCTTCTGTCCTAATCGGAGATTTCTGGACAAGAACGCCCGTTGCACTAGAATCCGCAAGAATCACGTGCGAAGCAGCTGCTCCAGCTGCTGGAGTTCCAGCAAGGCCTGCATTCTGCTTAAAGTATGCAAAAGGAGTCACAAGAACTTTAATTGGGACTGGAAGATAATCAGGCTTTGCGTAGAATGTTGCACCAAGAGGATTGAGACTCGTAGTATATGCTGAAGCACCAAATTTACCATAGATATCATCAGGACCATTTCCTGGGCCTGTCCCAGTAGCTGTATATCTAGGGCCAAACCCTTGTAAGCTAGAACCCCAACTTGGTGTAGGTTCACCGTTTGGCAATGGCTGACTTGCTACAGTACCATTCTTCATGACTAATTCTCTCATAAGCGGGTCTGTTGCAAACACCATCCATGCAAGAGGGTGCATAACTATTGTATCTGGAACAAACCCTCTCATAAGCAGATAGCCATACATCTGGATCATGTCATTGAAAGTCATCGCTCCATTCTGAGCGCCATTTATATCTCTACCAGATGTAGATCCGTATTCTGCATTATCAGGATTTGCGTTATCAAACAGCGTGTACCCCATTTCATTGAGGAGTTTCATGGCTTCCTGCTCTTTATGACGAGCAAGAGCGCGCCCAGCTGCTCTAAGCCATATGTTAAGTACTCCCCACTGATCCTCTTCCAGAACCTCATGAGTAACAGGAAGCATAAGACCATGCTTCTGTACCATCACGGGTTGGATCATCTCTCCAGTATCATCAAGAGAAAGAGAAGCAGTTGGCCATACCCCTCCTTCTGGAATAATTGATGCGTGCATTGCACCAATTGCTCCGATCTGAATACTCCTACCCGTTTCAAGATTAACTTTCTGGAAGAGGTTCTGTGTAATAACCATCCTTGGTTCCTGTGCTTCTCTAACTATAGTATGAATAACTTTTGGTATGAACCTAGCAAAGTCTGGGGTCATGAGAACATCATTTATTTTCAGCCTAGTTGATCTCTCACCTTCGTCGTTAGCAACTATTGTGAAACCATCTTCCTTAAATGCTCTAAGGATTGTGTCAAATTTAACCTTGTCGGTTCCCGTGAGTGGGGATCTTTCATCTATAAATTTAATCTTATTCATTGTTATCCTCCTTCGTACCTATATTCAACTTATACATCTACCTGAATGTTTGCGATTCCGAAGATACCAGCTTTCACTGCATTAACAACGTCCTGAATAGATGGAGTTGAACCTGTTGCGTAATATATTGCCTGATGAGCAAAGACAAAGAGCATATCTGGGAGACCGCCAGTATCTGTACCGGTAACCATTGAACCCGGATACGTATCCACGTATTCCAGCAATCCCTTAGGGAACCTACTATCGACTGTATAGATTCTGCCAACAGTCTGAATTGTCCTATTTGCACTAGTATTATCGCTTTCTACAATGAACTTTCCATGCGTATCAGATTTGACAAATGCCCCAGGAGTAAGATCAGTTGAATCATCATATATGAATGCGTATACCTTCCACAAATTACCGTAGATTGTATCATCAGTAAATGTTGCACTATATGCTTCATCAAACTTGTCAGTCGCGACAAATGGTATATTTATGTATGCCTTCCTCAGAATACCTATTGGCTTGTTATAAGGGTTATAGTAGTTAAGATATTTACCTCTGAAATCAGAGTATACATCCTGCACCACAATACCAATAGGGATGTTGGCTGGCACAACAAGTCCAGAAGTACTGGCAGTAACCTTGTTACCCTCAATATCATAAGTACCAAAGTCAATATCATACTGAGAGTAGTCAAGGGTGACGACCGTACCGCCATTAGCTGGTACTAAAAGAGCAGCTATTGCATCTGGATATCCCCAGAAAGATGTATCAATATTAACGTTCATGGTTCCATTTCCCACAGCCTCATAAACTGGAATAGTTCCAGAAGAGGCAGGGACTGGAATATGAGTATTCTCAGTAAAATGCCCCCAAGCAGATACAATTGTTCCTTTTGCAATTACTACTGGATCCTGAGTTTCCACATCTAAGAAAGCTATAGGAAGAGCCTTCAGTGGATAGAAAACGTCAGTAGGCTCTTCCCCTGCATGTATCTGCCCTCTAAGCCTTGAACTCTTGAACTTATCAGGAGCATCTCTGAATGGCATGCTTGTCGTGTGTCCGTAAAGATCCTTAATCATATCTTACCTCCCTTTTAATCCTTTGTTTTATTTCCATCGATCATGTTGAAGAACTCTAGAACTGCTTTCGCTCCAGGAGTCTGAACTTCATTATCTTCAAGATCCTGTTTTGTGGTCTCCTTCTTGGAAGTTATTTTTTCATTAATAGCCTCTTCCATATCTTTTATCTTTTCCATTACTTCTGGGAGAGACAGTTCTGCTGTTATATCTTCTACATAATCATTGAACTTAAAATTGTCCTTCTGTTCTAAATCGCCTAACAGAATTGACATAGTAGTATACAGTTTCTTTGCCAGAAGCTCCACTTTGTTATTGAGGTTAACATTATCAGTTGTAAGACTGGAAATTGTGTCAACCAGATCTTCATCTTTCATATTTGCTATATTTTTAAGTTCTTCCTCAATCTTCTCTAACCTAACCAAAAGTTCCTTACTGGCTTGTTCAAGCTTCTCAAGACGTTGCTTGTGTTCTTTAATAGTATCCTCATATACTCCCTTTACTATATCCCTTATTGTGTTCTCGTCAGTAATATGCTTTTTATGCATTGTCTCCTGAGCTGGGATATTCTCGTCTACGGAATCCTTTTTCTTCTTTGCCATCTTACATCCAAGCGCTTTAGCTCTTCTCATCACGCATGCTCTTATTCTTGCCCTAACACTAGCACTATATTTCTTTTTAACTCTGGGCCAGTTTAACATGGCAAGAGCAACTGCGGCATGTTTGCAATCTGGAATAGGAAATGTTTTGTTAGGACCACAAAAAACGGTTTTCATCTTCTTTCTGGCTTTAGAACCAGCCGGAGGAAGTTTTTTATCTTCTTCCGTAGAATCCTCAAACTCCTCCTCGTCAACCTCAATCTCGAACTCATCTGATGCTTTCTCTACTTCCTTGAGAAACTCATCTGACAATTCCTTGAGCGAATTAATATCTTCCTCAGATAGTTCGAGATCTGAAAAATCTTCCATATAGACATCTTTGTCCTTTTCTTTGTCTCCCATATCTAACCTCCCTTTTTGATACACGTCAAATAAGAATATTCTATTCCCTTTTGTCGTACTATCGTTATACCCTGATTTTTGGATTAACTCTGTATATTGAGACTCTGATAACACCTTTTCCACTTTTGCGTAAGAATCTGCAGGAGTATTTACAAATGCTACTTGTGTGTATTCTAGATCATCTTTTATAATCCAATATGCAAGTTTTCCGTCGTACTTCTTCCCCCTTACATGTTCATGCTCAAATGGATCGCTAGATAATTTTTCTCCACATATGGAACAATACGCGGAACCTTCAGCTCCTATACTAACTGTAAGAAATCTTCTATCCAAAACTCTCTTTATAGCATCTGGATCTGTAACTTCTGCAAAGACCTTTAGTACTCCCTCAGGAGAATATAGATCATCTTTCTCCAATTTTGGCAAACTTACAAACTCAATCCCTATTACTCTTCCTACTGTAGTAACAGGATTTTCCCATTCATGTGATATTACAAGTGGCTTTGGATACGGATGTAGAAATGTATTGGCTCTTTCTTTTACAGTTTCTGTATCATACCAATAGAAGTTTTTATTAACAAATCCAGTATGCGTAGCACTCAGCTCTATAATAATCCTATCAGATGTATATAAAGAATTATCATATTGAGGTAACTCTATCGTAGCTACCTTATCGACGAGCACTATCCTATCCATAGCTCCTCCTATACATTTCTATTGTAGTATAACATATAAATACTTGTCTAGCAAGTAAATACTGTTTAATGTACATGTAATCGTCTGGTTATCAATAACATGCATAGAACTCTCTATATGTCAAAATTCTACATAGGAATTACATCTCTTACTGCATTAGGATGCCATTTCCACGGAGTAAGAACATAATGTTTATCTTTCAGCGAGATTACAGTCTTCTCTCCACTGTGATCTATATTGTCTATAATGAACTCTATTTTTGCTTTATTATATCCCATCATATTATATGCATATAATTTTGTAGCACAATATACACGTACCAATTCTGTTCTAGCAAGAATCTCCATATTTAGTAATATCCTGCGTTCTTTGTCTACGAATGTTTGGTATTTTTCGTCGTCATTCACAACTTCTCTAATATTTTTTACCGATTCGTCTATTACGCTGAAGAGTTTATTTTTAAGTAATTTTAATACGTCTGCGTGTGTCAACTTATCTACTTTAGGATTTTTGCCTTCATATTCCGTAACAACGTCATGTATTGCCTTCTTAATAACTACTGAAGAATACGCTATTAAGTAATGTTTAAGAGCAGTTTTAACCTTAGAATATGACGTATTATTACCTGCCAATACGTCATCCATTAACGGTAATACTATACCTTTAAATACGCTAGCAGCATGATATACATTAAGAGAGTCAAGAAACTTTCTAGCTTCATCATTTAAGACATCCTGGAATTTAAGCTCCTCTAAAGTGATTTCGTCTGCTTTCCTTCCCGGCGCTTCCTTTCCTCCATATTGATTCCTTGGCATCTGTTGTGTCTGTAAAAACTCAGATAACGATTCGTCCCTCGCAATCGATACAGACTGTGGCAACTTAAACATATATGTATACGTTTTCCATAAATCATCATCTGAGTATGGTAACTTACCTAAATATTCTTTCCTGAATTCATCTATAGTTATGCCATTAGCTTGTAACAGCATTAATCCATGGTTTTCGATACTCTGTCTCCATTCGATATCTATTTCTGGAATGTATATCTCTACTTTGTTTTCATCATTTATTTCTTTCTTTACCATTTTCGTTTGAATAAGTATCTCTTTCAGCAGGAAATGATCCAAATATAATTTAACCGTATTTAAGAGACTTTTCGCTATCATAACTAAATTTCTCGCTACAATAGTTCCTGTCGCCCTATTCGCAGTTGCCGCTTCCCCGAAAGATATAGCAGATAACCCTAACCCTGTATATACTCTCGTTTTGAAATACTCAAGATATTCTATTACATTAGGTATTCTCGAATTACCCTGATCTATTACTTTCAACGTCCATGCATCTGTAGTTATCAATGCCCCGTGACTTACTTTATCTTCAACAGTATCATACATCTTATCCACTTGTGCTTCTGCTTCTAGTATATCCATTCCTTCTGTTGACAATTGCAGATGGTATAATGGGACAATATGCTGGAATAAAAGATTATATACATCTTCTTCTATTCTTCTTAATAGAACGACATCATCCATAACTGCTAACAACGATGGAATTGCCCACATAAGGGTAGAAATGCCACCGAACTTAATATGTATGATATCTTCTTTTGGTATCTTTGTGTCATAATCCACTACATAACTAACTCTTTCCTCTCCTACTCTGACTTCTCGCACAGGGTGGTAGAATAATACGTTACCTTTTTTATCGGTAACTATTGCAATATTGGTAGGAGTAATTATCTCTATTCCAGCTATTTTATCTACAGGCTTTCCGTCTACATATATCTTAGAGGCGTCGTCTGTAGGTACTCGCAATTTTCTTATAAATACGTTGTTAAAAGTAGCTACGTGAGTTAGTATATTCTTGAAGAATACTTCAAATACAGTATCTGAGTTATCGCAAATATGTTCTAACTCTTTTTTAACAGCTTCTAAATATTTCTTGTTTCTGGAACTGAGACCTACACCGTTTATTAGTGCAGTCTCCACTACCATATCAGTTGCCCTTCTAATTATAGAATCATTATAATACATATATGGCACATCTACCAAACCCTTAGGAGGATAATGAATAAACCATTTCTTTTCCCTGTTATATGAATTTCTTGGAAGTCCGTAATACTCTGTATAGATACCAAGATTTTGATTAAGTTCTCTATTATATAATGACCCAAATTCCAATCTTTTTAGAAGGACTTTCTTCTTTTCTTTGACTCTATTTTCGTCTTCATTAACTGAAAACATCATATCTGTTAATTTACCCATTTATTCCTCCATAAGTTTTCTATATTCTTCTACAGAAGCAGACGCTCCACATTCTCCAAACACATCAAGTATATCATCTATATTATAATCAATACTTTCCCTAGAAACAACTGCACCAGTTCGTGGATCTCTATTAAACATACTAACTATTTCCTCATCTGAGAAACCTGCTTCTTTTAATGCTGATACAATTGGTTCGGTTTTAGCCTTTTCGTCTATATATTGCTTCAATTCTTCATCCGTTAGTTCTTTATACCTATCTATATCGTCATTATCTGTCAAAGCACTCATTTGTCCGGCCTCTTTTATATCTTTCAATGTATCTGTATCTATACAATTGATTAAAAATTCTATGTTAGAAAGTGCGGGATCCAGATATACTAAGCCTAGCAGTTTGTCCAGTTTTTGAAGAATATCCGACAGATATGTAAGCTTTATAATTCTTATAATCATATCGGCGGACTTATCTGCTATCTTCATCTTATTAAGAACCCATACGAGGGCATCTCTAGCAAGTTTTGTTATAGTATCATACATATGACTATACGCATCTATTATCCAGCTAACGAAATTATTCCATGCAAGACATTCACGTAATGTCCTTGATATCTGATCATTCTTTGTGAATTTCATTCTGTACAAAAGTTTGATAAATGGATCTGAAGCTTTAACCGCCTGTAATACTACTGTTAATGCTGACACCAACGCCGCAACAACTGCTAGAAGGAACTCTTGAAGTATTTCAGCAAGATTTGGTAATGATATATTCATTGTCATTTTTTCAAGATTTATAATACTTCTAACTATGAGCCTTACAGATCTTAATGTGCTTCTAAGTTTATTAATAGCTTCTTTACTTGGATATTGTCCATGGGTAGCTAGCATAGACGAAAGAAGATTTCTAATAAGACAACATGCTACAGCTTTGTTCTTCATTAGATAATGTAAAGTTTTTTCTATCTTATTGAATAAATTATCCAGTCTTTTCATAAGTTCATAGAAATCCGCAGCAATCAAATGGTCTGTAGACGTAGAATACCCTCCTAATCTATTCTTAGGAGAATATCCTTTCGCGATTGGATCTAATGCTTTTTCAGAATGACCTAATAGTTTTTCTCCGAATCTGAATATATCATATAATGATAACCCAGCAGAGTATGCTTCATTATCTAATTCTCCATTTACTTTACTCTTAAATCTTGATATTATGCCTAGAGCACGTTGTCTGCACCTAGCCGGGGGACCATAATGAAAGGTATTATATAGCATATCATCGAATTCAGTCTCCATTCCCTTTATCAGATCGGATTCTTCCAACGGAACAATATCCTCTTTTTCGTCGTCCCATTTATATTCTCTTTTGTCCCAACACTTCTTCTGTAAATATACTGGTACAGGAACAGATATCCATCCTTTTATTGGTATCTTATATCTACATTCCTGGAATATTTCATCTGGGACATTAAGTTCAAGTCCTATATCGAATGGTAATTTCTCCTTTAGTATATAGAATACCTTTATTAATGGAGCTGCAACTGACATAACGAGTCCGCTAATAGGCCACTTCGCTAACGATAACAACACTTTAAGTAACAGATATAGAGCATATTCTACAATATATAAGAATACTAACTTAAATACGTCTATTGTAGAACTATTCTTCAGAGCTTCATCTAAGTTCGAGTACTGGCATTTAGAGACCTCTGAACTTTTAATGTTACACTCGCTATCATAACTTTTTTTGTTTAGTTTAATATATACTTTATTGTCTACTATCGAATGATAAACTACTTCGTATGGATCTATAACTGATTCTCCTATTAATTCTTTTGCTTTCTTATAGTCTTCAAATGTTTCTCCGTTATCGGTCTTAATATGTTTAAATGCTTCTGAAAATAGGTCATTT